GAGAGTCGCACAGAGTCATGAACGGCAGGCTATGCCAGTGGGATGATCCGACCGTGTACAGCGATGACGGTGGCGAGACCTGGCTCAGTCGTGCGAGCATTGGGGGTCATGAGGGGCATCCTGGTGATGATTATCAGTGCCGATGCGGTTCCAGCCCTCAACTTGACGCAGTGCTTGATAGATTGGAGTCTGAGGACTGATAGGAAAAGAACCCATGGCCGCCAATCATAAAGCGGCTTATTCTCAACCAATCACCCGCCCATTGACACTTATAACCAAACGCTATAACATAGCCGTCATAGACACGTCGTGAGACGCTCTAACTTATGGCACAGACAGAACAGATCCGCATTGACCGCGCAGTCATGCCCCGTGTTGACAGCACAGATGAGGGCTATTTGCGCGGTGACGCTATTGTGACTCGCACAGGCGTTTTCCGATACCGCAACTCAGACGGCAGCGAACGGCTGGAATTGCGTCACCCTGACGACGTTCTGACCAATGAATCACTGTCCACCCTGTCGTCACTCCCCATTACAATCGACCACCCATCCGCGCTGGTAAACGCCGACAACGCTGCCGAGCTTTCAGTGGGCCTCACAGGCGATCAAGCGCGTGTCGATGGCATGAACGTGATGACACGAATCACTGTCACCCATAAAGATGGTGTCAGCGCTGTGCAGAACGGCAAGCGTGAATTGTCGTTGGGGTACACCACCGAGCTTGTGCGAGAAGATGGCACGTACAACGGCCAAGCCTACACACACAGGCAAACCAACGTGCGCTACAACCACCTCGCTATTGTTGGGCGGGCGCGGGCAGGCGCACAGGCACGAATCAACCTGGACGGCGCGGCTGTCCAATCCGATGAAACCCAACCAGAGGGCAGACCAATGTCTGAAGCAAAACTGGCCACGGTGAATCTGGACGGACTGGAATATCAGGCCGCCCCGGAAGTAGCCAAGGCTCTCGACAAAGCGCAGGCGCGTATTGACTCGCTCGAAACTGAGCGAAACGACGCGCAGAAGACGTACGATGAAATGAAAAAAGAGTATGACTCCCTGCAAGGCAAAATGGACGAACTGAAAGCCGAAATGGACAAGATGAAAGGCGAGCGCGGCGACGAAGCAGTAAAAGAAGCTGCCAAGGCCCGTGTATCCCTGTTGTCCAAGGCTGGCAAGGTCATCAAGGCTGACGATCACTACGATTCCAGCGACCGTGAAATCATGGAAGCGGTCATTACCGCCAAGCATGACGGCATCGAACTGGAAAGCAAGTCAGACGACTACGTTCTGGCCCGCTTTGATTCTGTGATCGAATCCCTGCCGGACGACAAGGCCATTCAGCGTCAAGCTGAAAAAGTAGGCGCACGCGCTGACAGCACTCAAGAGGTGAAGACTGATCATCGCGCCGATGCGTCCAACACCATCACCAATATGTGGAAAAAGGAGGCTGCAAAATGAGCCAGTCTGAAGCAAGCACATACGGTTTCAATCTGGACGTGGCTCAGGCGGGTCAAAAGTACGACCTCCGCCCTGACGTTGTGCAGTCCTTTGCAGCCGAAGAAGCAATCGAGCCGGGCCAGCCGGTACAGCGTGGCACTGACCCTGAAAATCAGGTACTTGTCGGTGACGAGACAACCTTTCTGGGCATTGCCCTGTTCACGCACACACTGACCCAACCGCTGGACGGCGACGGTGCGCAGTACGACATTGGCGAGGCTGTTTCAGTCTTGACCGAGGGCGCTGCTTACGTCACCTCAAGCGTTTCAGACGTGGTAGCAGGCGAGACTGCCTACGTGACCGCCGCAGGCGAATACACTAACGTCGAAGGCTCGAATCTAGCCATCGGCACATTCATCACCAGCGGCGGCGAGAATGATCTCGTTGTTGTTGAACTGAGCTAAGGAGCAGGATTATGACCCAGTTCACTAATCTCGACTCCGCTGAAACGGTTTTTTTCGAGCGTGAGTTAGAGTTCAAAAAAGCGCAGACATATGACGTTGTACGCGCACCCCTGAAAGCGTTTGAGCTGATCCCGGTTTCTACCGAGGCAGGCCCCGGCGCTGAGGTTATCTCGTATGAGCAGTACGACATGACCGGCATTGCCAAAATCGTGGCGAACTACGCAGACGACCTTCCCCGTGCAGACGTCAAGGGCAAGGAGTTCTTCGCCCAGGTGCGCTCTGTTGGCAACAGCTACGGCTACAGCCTGCAAGAGATTCGCGCCGCGCAGTTGGCGGGCAAGTCTCTGGAACAGCGCAAGTCGAACGCCGCTGCACGCTCACAGCGTGAGAAGTGGAACAACATCGCGTTCAACGGGGATGCCGAGTACAACCTTCAGGGCTGGCTCAGCAACACCAACGTTCCTGCTAGCCCAGTATCGGCGGGCGCGTCCACTGATACCGAGTGGAGCACCAAGACCCCGGCTGAAATCCTGAAGGATTTGAATGATGCGGTTAACGGTGTTGTTGATCTGACCAATGGCGCAGAGCAGCCGAACACGGTTGTGTTGCCCATCGCTCAGTACACGCTGATCAGCACGACGCGTGCAGACTCAGGCACCGACACCACCATTCTGGATTACTTCATTCAGAACAGCCCGTTTATCGACTCAGTAGAGTGGGCAAACGAGCTGAAAGGTGCGTTTACTGGTGGCGCTGACGGCTTCATCGTCTATGACCGCAACCCGGACAAGATGACGCTTGAAATGCCACAGATGTTTGAGCAGTTGCCTGTGCAAGAGCGCGGCCTTGAGTACGTAGTGCCGTGTCACAGCCGCATCGGCGGCGTGATCATTTACTACCCTCTAAGCCAGGTGTTCAAGAGCGGTATTTGAACCCAGTTAGGCCAAGGACGGCCACCCCTTATTTGGAGACGCGAAACATGATTATCAAACTGAACCGACCATCCGTTTACCAGTGCGAAGGCTTGCGCCTGATTGCTGGCGAGAATGAAGTCAGCGCAGACGACGCCAAGAAGTTCAAGGCAAACAAGATGGTCAAGCGCGACTTTGAGTCTGGCGTACTGGAAGAAGTGAAGACAGCGGCCAAGAAGCCTGCTGCACCGAAAGCTGAAGAACCGAAGGCTGAGTAATGTCTACGCCCGCCGATCTGATAGCAACCATCGCCCCCGAGTTCGTGGATTCCGCGCAACTCAATGGCGCGATTGATGTTGCTGACATGCAGATCGCCGATGGCCTGTGCGGCGATAAGCGGCCATTGTTGGTCGCTTATCTTGCCGCGCATGTATTGACCCTGGCGACACGCAAGGGCAACGGCGGGCCGGTTACAAGCCTGACAGAAGGCAGTTTGTCCATTGGGTTCGGTTCATCCGGCGTCATGGGCAGTCTGTCACAGACCGGATACGGGCAGGAATACCACCGCCTTAGCCGTGCGTGCGTGTTCGCGCCACGTACCCGGGTTAAGGCAAACCAGATACCGCCGGGGTTTTTGTCATGACGCGCCGTTCTGAGGTTATCGAGCAAGACATGGGCTTTGATCGCATTATGGCGGCCATCCCTGAGTTGCGCGGTGCGACCGTGGACATTGGCATTCAGGAAGATGCAGGCGTGGCAGAGGGTGGCACTACTGTTGCCGAGTATGCGTTTTATAACGAGTTTGGCACCGAGCGCAGCCCGGCAAGGCCCTTCATGCGCGGCGCTGCCGATGAACAGCGCACGCAGTGGCAGAGGTTTGTCGAGCGTAGTCTGGGCCTTGTTATCGACGGCAAGCTGGCACTCAACCCTGCCCTGAACCTGATCGGCGAACGGGCGGCAGACGACACTAGGCAGTATGCGGTCAAGCTGAACACGCCGCCGAATGCCGAGTCAACGATAATGCAGAAGGGGAGCAGCAACCCACTGGTTGACACAGGCCGCATGGTTCAGTCGATCCGACACGTGGTAAAGCGCTGATGTTCGGCATATTCAGACAGCCGTTGACCGTCACGAGAAAGTCAGGCGGTGAATTTGTAAACGGCATCTGGACGCCGGGCACAACGTCAGAAGTGCCGATTGATGCCAGCGTGCAACCGGCAAGCCCTGACGATATGCAGCAGTTGCCGGAGGGTCGCAGGCAAGACAAGGCATACGTGTTGCGTAGCGACGAAGAGTTACTGGAAGTAGACGACAACGCAGAGCAATCAGCCGACCTGGTAACGATAGGCGGTGAAAAATTCGAGGTAATGCGGTGCAGCCCATGGCAGAACGGCATTATTAACCATTTTGAATCATTGGTGGTGAGGCAGAGTGAGCAATCCAACTGACGCACTACAGGCATGGGTGGCCGACACGCTGAACATTACGGCAGTGTGGCTGAATCCTAACGCGCCCCGGCCACCACGGCCTTATGCGACGTTGCAGGCCGTCAATCGTCAGCGGATCGGCAGCGCGTCACAAGGCCCGACCAGTGCAGCGGGTAACGCAGACTTTACCGGCGACCGTGAACTTACATTGTCGGTCCAGTACATCGGATCGGCCAGTAGTAACGACCCGCGTGACGGGTATCAGGAGTTGCAGGCGCTGGTGGATAGCTTGGAGCGCCCCAGTGTGCGGGAGTCATTGCACGGTGCGGGCTGGTCGTTTATCCGCACAGCCCTGCTGCAAGACATTACCGCCCAAGTGGGCACAGAGTGGGAGCCACGCGCCGTGGTAGACATTGAATTCAGGACCGCAGTCACGCAATCCGACCAGGTCGGAGTCGTAGACACGGTCAACATTGAAAGCACGCTCAGTGAGCGTACGGAACCCTTGGAGGTGACATTATGAGCGCATCGCCGCTTGATTACGTCGACGTGACGATTAGCCGCGACATTGCGGTCGTGTCACGCGCAGGCTTTGGCTCCCTGCTGTTTGTGGGAGTCACGGAAGGAAAACAGACAACCCGCATTGCTGAATATGCAGACTTTGATGCTGTGGCTGAGGTGTTCGATTCGGGTGATCCCGAGTACGCCGCAGCGCAGGCGTATTTCGGTCAGGCCGAAACGCCGGAAAGGCTGTACATCGCTATCAAGGAGGACATGGAAGACTTCAGCGAAGCCATCCAGGCCGCCTCTGCCATCAATGACGACTGGTACGCCGTGGCAATCGCCAGNCGTGACAGCANTGACATCGAAGACGTTGCCAGCTATATCCAGACGCAGGACAAGCTGTTTCTGGCGGGCACTGCTGANGCNGGTGTCATTGANCCNATGGACACCAGCGACATCGCAAGCGTTCTGCTTGACCTGACGCTTGACCGCACCGGCTTGTTCTATCACGCAGGCGCTGACCTTGAGGTGTTCCCCGAGGTCGCATGGGCTGGCCTGATGCTGCCGAAAGACCCCGGCTCTGCTACATGGGCATGGAAAACCTTGTCCGGCATCCCGTCAGACAGTCTGACAAGCACTGAGCGCAGCACGCTGGAAGACAAGCGGGCCACCTACTACGTGACCGTCGCAGGTAACAACATCACGTTTGAAGGCCAGGTGTCCGAACCCGGTGTGTTCATCGACATCATCCGGGGCAGCGATTGGTTGCGGTTCCGCATGGCCGAGGACATCGTGGCTCAGTTGGCCAACAGCGACAAGGTGCCGTACATCGGTGGTGACGCGATCATCAACTCATTGATCCGCACGCGGCTGGACATTGCCGTTGACCGGGACGTGATTGCCGATGACTACAGCGTGACCGTGCCGCCTGCCCGACAGCAGACCGCGAACGACCGCGCAAACCGGGTGTACAACAACGTCACCTTTGAAGCCACCCTCACTGGTGCCGTACATCGCGTGCGCATCCGTGGCACAGTAACCGTATAAGGAGGGTTTACCATGAGCGTTGAGACTTACAGCCCGGAAGACGTAACCATTGTGATGGGCGGTGCCTTGATCACAGGTTACGCCGACGGCACGTTTATCACCGTCGAGCGGGACGAACAAGCTTACACCAAAGTGACCGGAGCTGACGGCAAGGTAAGCCGTGCCCGCACCGCCAACCGGGCAGGCACTGCTGTTATTACTCTGAAGCAGACCAGCCCGGCCAATGACATTTTAAGCGGTTTCATGCTGGCCGATGAGGCAGGGGATGCAGGTGTGGTACCGTTCCTGATGACCGACGGATCGGGGCGGACACTGAACTCGTCGTCTTCTGCATGGATTCAGCAGGCGCCTTCTCAGGGCTTCAGCAAAGACATCGAGAACCGCGAATGGACTATCGAGCTTGCCGAGGTGGACATGTTCATCGGCGGCAACCAGAGCCAAACTGGCGGGAATGGTGACGACTGATGAGAGAGGCGCAGACTAAGGTAATCAACGGCAGCGAATGGATGGTTCAGCCGTGGCCGGGCCGGTACGGGCTGAAGATGCAGTCCCGCATGGCTAAATTTGTTGGCCCCGCACTGGGCGGCATTGGCAATGTTGACGACCTGCTGGATCAGGACGTCGGCGCGATGGTATCGGCGCTTACGGAAGTCATGGATGACGCGCCAGGGCTTGTTGAAGGCATGCTTCAGGGCGTGGCAGTTGACGGCAAGGACATGTCTGCCGGGACCAATTTTGACAACCATTTCAGCGCCAACTTTGCCGAGCTGTATGAGGGACTCGCGTTCGTGATCAAGGTCAACTTCGGGGATTTTTCGCGGCTGGTGGCCGGTATTGGGAGCCTCACCAAAGCGGACGGCAAGGCCGCCAGCAAGACGACAGCCTCCCCGGACACCTGAGCGAAGTCATCAACGATGAATGGCCGATGTGGCGACTGGTCATGGAAGACGTTGCCACGGTGAGCGAGATGGACGGCCCGAAAGCCGTTTTTTCGTTTGATGATATAATGCGGGCAAATGCCGTGCTGGACATGAAGCACGACACGCAGAGGCACCAACGCCGAATAGCGGAGGCTCAAGGCAATAAATGATTGTCCGTCAACTACTTACACGACTGGCCTTTGATGCCGACACCAAGCAGGCCAAGCAATACGGCAATGCATTGCAAACGGTGCGGCGCGTTTCTGTTGGGCTGGTGGCGGCAAAGGGTGCGCTAAACGCCGGGCTGGCGCTGTTCATTCGGCGCATGGCGGCGGCAGGGAACGAGACTGCCAAGTCAGCCGTTGAAGCGGGCATGGCTCAGGACGAATACCAAGGGCTTCGCTTTGTTATGGAGCGTATCAGTCAGGTATCTGGGCCTGAGCTTGACCGCGCACTTGGCAACACCAATCAGCGAATACAGCGGGCGTCAGTCGAGGGCGGCAGGTACGCTGACTCATTGATGATGCTCGGGTTTAGCCAGCAGGAAGTTGCAGACCGCACCATCACCAGCGGGGACGCCTTTGATCGTGTTGCTGAGCTATCCAGAGACGCGGCAACACAGGCAGAAGCGGCGGCGGCAGCTAATGCCCTGTTTGGCGACCGTGTGGCAAGGCGGCTGGTTCCTGCTTTGCAGCGGGCGGATACGGATGTTGATGCGCTTAGGCAATCGTTTAGAGATTTGGGCGGGGGTCTAAGCGAAGAGGCGCTTTCGGCCTCAGAGGATTTTGTAGACTCAACCACCGACCTGCAAGCGGCGATTACGGGCGTNAAGTCNATAATCATGGAGGANATGCTGCCCGCNATAACCCAATCCGTTCAAGCGTTTACAGAATTTATTAAAGAAAACAAAGAGCTAATTGGACAAAGGCTGCACGCTGCTTTAGACCTGATTGTCCGGTCGGCCTCATTCCTATGGGGCATGATCCGCCGTGTAACGACAGCGGTCGACAACACGGTCAATCGGTTCACGGACTGGGAAACAGTTATACGGCTGGTGATTGCTGCTTTTGCGGCCATGATTGCAAGCGGCATCATAAGATGGCTGACGGTCACATTAACCGGTGCATTGGGCACCGCCACGGCGGCCACGCGCACACTCAATGCCGCTATTCGCACATTGCGCAGACTGCTTCTGATAGGCCTGTTTGCCGCAGCTATTGAAGACCTGCACGCGTGGGTAAATGAAAACGAGTCAGCAACAGGGCGCGTTCTGGGTGATTGGGAAAACTTTAAACAAAACCTGGATGCCATATGGGATGACATCAACAACAACCCGAGCCAGTTTTTCCGGATACTGGGAATGATGATCGAAGACGCGGCCCGCGTCCTGATCGATTTTAACATGGCTATACAACGCCACATTGAAGAGATATTCAGAGGCTGGTGGGAGTCGCTGCTGGACACTATGCCCAACTGGGTACAGCAGATGTTTGGCGCTGGTGAGGTCACGTCCAGAAGCGGCCCGATAGGCGCAATGCTGGATACGTTCCAAGATCGGCGTGAGGCCAGCACCGGATCGGTAACAGGCGGGCCGCCCAATCAAGCACTGAGCATCAATTCAACCGTCAACCTACAGGTGCCTGAGGGCACGCAGTCACAGCAAAGGGATTTCCTGCGCCTTGAGGCACAACAATTGTTCCAGAGGTTCTGGGACCGCGAGGTTAGAAACGCGCAGTTTGCAATTCCGGGGGTGGACTAATGGCCTTGATTAGCCTTATATTCGGCACGCGAGCGCCTGAGTCGGCAGAGATTGGCGGCTTTGAAATGGACGTTACGCTCTCTGAGTCACACCGCAGGACGGCACAGATCACCACGTCACCCGTGGAGAGTGGTTCGCGCATCGCTGACCACATCATACTTGACCCCGAGGCCGTAACGATTGAGGGCTTTGTAACCAGCGCCCCGCCGCAAGTGCTGCCCATCGGAGTGTTCGGCGATGCCGGTACTTTGCGCGTCATTGATGCCTTTGAGAAGCTGGATGAACTATGGGCCGCCCGCGAGCCGATCCAGTTGATTACCGGGTACAAAGTCTATGAGAATATGGTCATCGTTGACATGGATCTGCCCCGCCAGAGGCAAGTAGGCTTGTCCTTCACAGTCGAGTTGCAGAAAGTCCGCATTGTCGAGTCAGAGATAGCCGCCGTATTGGGCACGCTGGCAGAGGACGTAGAAGACAGCGCCGCCCCCACTATTGACGGCGGACGGCAAACGACCTCAGAGGCGGGCGCTGGGTCTCAATCATTCTTGTTTCAGGTTCTGGATAGACTGCCATGATCAGACGAATCACCGTACCAGACCGCCCGCGCATTGATTTTGAGGTGTCGCTTGCCGGCCAGACGTTCGGCCTGTTGATCACATGGAACGACCGCGCCGGTCACTGGGTGATGGACATTAAAGACTCAGAAGGCGATGTAATTCTGGCCGGTATCCGCATGGTGATTAACTACCCATTACTGCGCGGGTACGTGTACGAGAGCCTGCCACAAGGCGAGCTGTTTGTGGTGGGCAACGACCCTGAAGGTAGGCAAGAACCCCGTCGAGACGCATGGCGTGAGGATGGGCAAAACCTAAGGCTGATATTTGTCGAGGATGAAAATGCCACGGTTTGACCGAGCGTGCAGCGTGTCTATTGGCCCGCAGGCGGGCGACGGCATCCGCGTGGACGAACGGTTCAGGATTGCTTTTACCGTCAACCAGGATGAATCAACGGACGGCAATAGCGCGAGCGTTGAGATATACGGCCTCAGTGAAGACACCCGCAACCTGATTCGCCAAGAGGGTCAGGTGCTTGTTATCGAAGCAGGGTACGGCGATCAGACAGAGGTTCTGACCATATCCGAGGTAACGCGCTCGCTCGTGATGCGCCAGCCCCCTGAAATCATCACAATGGTTGAGGCAGTAGACGGCGGGCCAACACTTGCAGCTATTCGAGTAAGTCTGTCTTATGAGGCGGGGTATTCTGTGCAGCAGGTGCTGGAGCAGATCGCACGCCGCGCAGGACTGTCTCTGAGGGTCGCGCCGGGTGTCAATCTGAATGCCGCCTATGAAAGCGGCAACGCCTACAGCGGAACGGTTCGGGGGGCCTTAGACCAGACCCTCGCCCGGCTGAGCGCAGACTGGTCGATACAAGACGGCGAAATTGTCATCAAGGAGCCGGGCCAACAGGACAGCCAGACGCTGGTTGTGCTCACGCCTTCTACCGGGCTGGTGCGCTCACCTGAGCCGCTGGAGGACGACACAGACGGCGCAGGGTATCGAGTGGAGGCGTTCATGCAGCCACGCATCCGACCGGGCAGGTTAGTTCAGATCGACAGCGCTGATGTGTCTGGGATGTTTGTTTGCCGCCGCGTCACACACCAAGGCGATACGCGGGGCGGCGATTGGTTGACCACGGCGGAGGTGTTCGAAGCATGAGACATTTAACCGAAGCGCTGCGCACGCTGAAATCAAACATATTTTCCGAGATGCGCGTCATGCTTCCAGGGACAGTTGAGCGGTACGACCACACCACACAAAAAGCGTCTGTCCTGCCGTCTCTGCGCCGTGAGTACCGAGACGGCGAGGTGCAGGATATGCCCGTCATCGAGGACGTCCCGGTTGTCTGGCCTCGCACTGGCTCAGCAAGCCTCACCATGCCCATGCGCCGAGGTGATGGCGTCATGCTGGTCATGTCTGACAGATCACTGGACCGATGGAAACAGCGGGGCGGACTGGTAACGCCGCGAGACACCCGCAAGCACGCGCTGCCCGATTGTGTGGCTGTGCCGGGCCTGTATTCGTTTGCTGAGCAGTCACCGCAGGACAA